CTTATTTGATTTGCTATTACAAGATTATCATTTAGATTATCAGTTGCTTCCCAGCGTCTCGAGTTTTGTAAAATATCGCCACGATATATGCGTTCTACAACATCATCTTCAAATACTCCCGGAGATACCTGTTTTGAAGTAACATAACCAACTTTACCATAAAATTTTGCCATAATATCTCCAGTCATAAAAGAGGGGTCAGTTTCCTAACCCCTCAAAATATCAATTAGCCAGATTAAACGGATGTATCTTCAGTCCAAATAACCAAAGCTGAATGTGGAACAGTTAATGCACCAGAGATACGAGTTTCGATTAAGTATTTATATTGATTGTAATCGATATCGAAATCATCCATCATTGTTAATGCACCACCTTTATCGGCACCCAGGGAATAATCAGCCATGTTAACAACCACACCAGCTAACCAACTTTTAGCAAAGACAGCAGTACTTGGGTTCGGAAAAGCATCCATGGTTGGAACTTCAACAACTTCTTTTACACGCAAAGCAGCTGCTAAATCGCTTTCGTTCTGGTATAAGCGACGACCGGTTGTATCCTTGAGTAACAACATGTTGCTCAGAATATCAGGAGTTGTGAAGAATGTGGGGGTACCACTACCCTGGTAATCTTTACGACCCATAACGATTGCATCAATCAATTCNGCGGTTGTTGGTGCTGTATTAGCACCAGTTGCTTCAACATTTACAGGAACTGCATATAAGGCANNGTCCAGAGCAATTGGGCGAATTTTGGTTTCGATAATTTTATCATCGCTTGCAACAGAGCGGCCATCGGAATGTAACATTGCACGAGCAATTTCCTCTTCCAACATAACACGCATNTCATTGCGTAACCAAACAATTACATCAAAATCGGTAATATCGATCAAGTCATCGCGATCAATTTTCTGTTTCTTGTAGACNGTTTGNGGATCNGTTGTGCGTTTGAGAATAGCGATAACTTCTTCAGCTTTCTCATTTCCTTTAACATAACCCATTGCCCGAGCGGTTTCCGGTGTCAAATCTGCAACAAGAGTCTTAATTTTGGAAAAGGGAACGTGTTTGGCAGCCCCAAAGACCTTGCCTACCCACTCCATTCGTCGTGAAAGGAATTGTGGGGTTGGAGAAGTTCCNCGATAACCATCGGGGAACAAATATCCAATATCAGTAATTGAATGTTGTAAAGCTTTGTCTTCCTCATTGCCCTCATAAGCCATATAGGCATCCTGAATTGAATCAAAGCCATGGGCCAGGAACGCATTTTTCAGGCTAGCCTGTGAGCGCTGAGCATCGGCCAGGATCTCGCGCAGTTCGTCACGTGTTAATTTGTGCATAAGATTTTCTCCTTCAGTAACAGATTTGTCAAAAACGTTTTTTTTCATATCAGAATCTCCTTCAATAGATGTTTGTTTAACTTCGGTTGTTTCCTCTTCTTCGTCTTCGTTTTGAAGTTCGGAAGCTTGTTTCATCGCTTCAGCAATCATAGCATAAACAACTATTTTTTGCTGGTCATTAAATGTGTCAAAAATTTCTGCAACGGTTGGATCATCGGCCGCATCCTTTTCCTCAGAATCGGTTTTATTCTCAGCATGATAAATCTCCAACTCATCTTGAGATGAAATAATTGCTTCTGTTTCATCTTCAACAATTGATCCATCACCATGTTGAAATGCGATATTATCAATATATGCTCCAGCATTTGCGCCAGCAATGACAAGACTCACTTCTCTAATGACACCGTGCACGACATTCTTTGCCTTTTCAACAAGTGAATTGGCATAGATTGATAGCGCTTTGATGTCTCCATGTTTAATGGCTTCTTTAGCATCTTGTGCTGCAGGAGACTCATTAAATGAACAATATGCATATACGCCATCTTTACGATTTTCAAGCACTGCATGTCCAAGAATATTACTTGGCTCATTGTGCAAATGTTGCCAAACTAATGGAACGGTCTGGCCATCGTTATCTTGAAAAGCATCTGGAAGAATAGTCCGTCCATCGGTGCATTTCAAGCCGACTCTAGTTGCGTAACCACTAAAGTCATATGAACCTTTTTTAGCCATAATTTTTATAACTCCTTCTATTTTGAATTTTCATCTAGGTCTTCACCATCTTCCTCGGCAATGTCTTCTGTCGGCGCTTCCAATTGAGGATTTGCCTGATAATTTGGTTGATCTTGCTGCGGCATGTTCTTGTTACGCAGCTCATCCGCTTGAGGAGCAGTGGATGGTTTTAGTCCAAGAACAGATCGAACTTCATTAGATGTTAATATTTCATTACGTGTAAATCCATCAGCCATATCAGCTAATTCATTTGCTGGAATCAAACGCAGAACATCTTTGAATCCCATTATTCTTTGCCCTTGAGTTCGTGCTGTTTTTGTCAGGAACTTTCTACGCATTTCATCGGTAACACTTGTTACCAGGGGTTCAATAGTTCGATTATAATAATTCATCATCTTAGATTCGCTTGCTGTTCCATCAAACACATCTGCCGAAATCCCAAGTTGACTATACAGCAGATTAGTTAAATAAGTTATCTGCTCAAGCAAATTGTTTTCGGAAGGTCTGTTTAATTGTGTAATTCGTTCTGTGCCATCAGTATAAGCAATTCCGTACTTACTTCCACTTAACTGACGCTCAATAGCTAACCGACGTTCTTCGGCTTGCTTTTGCCTTGCTTCGGTTTTAATAACATATGGTAATTGAATAATTAAATCAAGTTTTCCACTCCCACTCTGCTCATCAACAGCATCTAGTAAAATTAATTTACGAATTAATCGACGAAGAGTACCATTTGGTTCATTCATAACTGCATAATGTGGATTTTCAATAATACCAACAATAGCTTTAGGTAATGTTATTTCTTCCCTGATTCCTTTATTATCATTGTATGCTTCAATCCGAACGTGGTTTGGATACCAAGCCATGACCTTTCCAGTTCGTAAAGATAAAATATCAAAGCCACCGGTCGAGATTGGAGATATTGTTGTATCCGTTGGAATAATCGCAACTGAACCTTCGTCAAACATACTCAAAATAACATCTTGTAAAAATGATCGATGGGTCTGGTCTTTATTTGCTTCAATTGTTAAACAATTGTTTAAGCCGGTATTCAAAGTTTCTAAATAACGATTCTGATCGTCAACTCGAACATGAGCCAAATCATACGAAGCAACATCTAACGCGATACGATTATAAATGGCCGTTAATATGGTCTTTTCGTTGCCTCCAGAAAAGCGAGGAGTTGATGGACCAACAGATGAATAATATCCAAGATCCCGATATGTATACTCTTCATCAGAGACCCCGCGAAATGCATTCCATGCCTTCCGCATTCTATAACTAATTGGTTGGGCCATAGATTAGCCTCCTTTTCTGATTACTTTTTCATATATGTATCCTACTTTCTTGTTAATTCGTATTGCAAATATTAGAATCATCATATCACCCAATAATTGTCTTCGGAACTTTAACAAGTGTTGTAGCAATGGCATCAAGAATATCACCAGGATTCGTCTTCATTGCCGCTTTAGCTAACTTGGCCCCAATTATACCAGCCATTGAACCGAGAGCAATTCCGCCATATTTACTCATAAAATTTTTAGTTGCTTTTATACCTGGAGTAATATCGTCTTCTTGAAGATCTTTAAATCGCTTTTCTTTCTGTAGACGATTAATTCGTTTATCAAGATCCTCATCGGAAAGACTTCGACGATTTTTCAATGCAGATTTCCGATCTTTTTTAATATTAGAACCACTCGATTCACCTTTACGAATACCCCATTTCATACCGCTAACGCCATAATGTTTTAGATCATCACTCTGTTTATTCTGCTTCATCGTCGTCGCCCTCATCTTCCTCAGCTAATGCGGCAAGATCTTCCTCATTGACTTCAAAGAATTCGGCTGGAAATTTAAATCCGGTTACAAAATTATCACTATCAAATTCTGTTTCAAGTACCCAACTTCGTTCATTTGCTTTTGCATGTTGCAGCGCTGAATGTTCTAAATCAGTTACCTGCGTTAATTGAAAGTCTGGTAAAAAATCATTAAAGCCTTCAATCTGGGTTATTTTATAATTTGTTCCCGCAAGATGCTTGGTGGCAACACTATTTAAAATATCCTCCGTCTTTTTTGTCATTGCTTTAGAATATTCTTCGGCTTGGTCATCATTCCACTTTAATTTACTACCATATTTAGCCTTATATTCCTTATTAATACTATCCCAGGGTTTTTGTGCTTCCATTTCTTTATCAAAGTCTTTGACAATTTTATTACTTAAAGCTTTCTTTTCCTTCTTCATAACCTTTACTGGATCTGCAGCATCTTGTTTTTGTTTATTAACAAATTTCGCACCCCAATATGGTCCAAGTGCCATCCCAATGGCAAACTTTTTACCGGTGGGCATACCTTTAGTTGCCTCGTGCCAATCTTCTTCGACACTCTTTTTACCAGAAGCCCCTTTTGATCCACTAGAATTACCGCCTTCAGAATCACTAGCCTTACGAACGCCCCATTTCATACCAAGTACACCAAAATGGGCTAACACTGATTCCTCATCATCAGAATGAATAAGTGAATTAACTCGACGAAGATCTGTACTACCTTTCATACTATTACTCATGTTTACCTCCTTTCTTTAAATATACTACACTATTCTGTAATTTAAAAATACGATTGGATGTATTGTCCATTATACCTCCTATTCAAATGCTTCTTTGTTTAATTTATATGCAACATAAGCATCTAGAAGGGCGGCAACAGAATCAATCTTTTCCGCATGCCTTTTCTTTAATAGCTTTCTATTGCCATTAGTATCTTCCATTGTAACACAATTGCCCATAGTAAATGAAAATAGTTCTTGATCGAATATTAACATCCTTTCTTCACTAAGCTTTTTAAGTTCACCAAGAGGAACTGATTCTGTCTTTGCACCTTGAATTACCTTTTCAATACCGAAAGGTCCATTTTCTCGTTCCCATCGTTCAACAAATTCTCGAGCATTATATGGATCAAACCCAAATGCTCTTATATCATACTGTTGATCGATAATAAACTTATCAAGATCTTCATAAACATCCATCATATCCAAAACAGCTCCGTCTAAAACCATTAGTGATGCCTCTTCAATAAATTCATCATACTTGGCTCTCATCGCCCCTGGTAACTTCATTAAGGTTAAACTTGAAATATAACATCTGGTTTTTATACCATATTCTCCTCGAGAAAGAGGAAACAAAAATGTAAAAGCACAGAAATCATCACCTTGTGAAAGATCTCCGCCAAGGGCACAGGGAAGTTGCCAAAAATTTCGACGACGATGTGGTAAGGTTTCTTCATAAGTAAAGAAGTATGTATAACCTTCCATTGGTATACCAAAGCGCTTTGCGAGAATATCATTCCGTGTTGCAGGAGCTTTTTCAGCTCTTTCAACATCTAGTTGATATGCCTCATATGTTACAGTTCTTCCAAGATTTGGATTGGCTTTTAACCACATCCGTGGATCTTCAACTTCTTTGATATCATCAAGTCTGTAATACCAAATCGAGACATGTGGATTAATGTACTCGCCTTTTAAAATGTCCAAAAGTTCCATTTTGATTGTATCACCACTGCTATTTCTAACAGTCCCTTCGGAACTCACAGCAACAATTAAATAATCATCTAATTTGCTTGCGCCTTGTTCAATGGCCCCAACAACGTCTTCTCTAATGTCTCCCGATAACCATTCATCTATCGTTGTTATCTTTGGGCGAAGACCCTGCAACTTATCTATAGACATTGGGCGAATTTCTAATAAAGAACCAGTTAGAAAGTTTTCAATACCACGTTTTGTAGATGATAATTTTACTCTATTGGCTTTATTACCAGTAGTATTATGTATTGAACCTTCGGTCAAAAACTTAAACAGTGGACCGCGAGCTCGAGTAATAGCAGTTCGAATTGGTGACAATACTTCTTCGCTTTGCTTCATGGTTGGGGCGGTTGTAATCTGATGGGTTGTTGAAGTATCAACACTCAAAAAGAAGTTTTGAATAGCGCTTGCATACATCGATTTCGCGGCACCACGGGCAATGATTAAATATTGCTTATTTATAAGTCTCTTTTTAATCATTCGTGTTACATAACGTCCGCCACTACCATCAGCATTTGGTTCGTATACACTTCTTTCAATAAAGTAATACCATCCAAATATTTGTTCAGCCCATAGCTTAAAAGTATCTAACAAATGAAGGTCCGCACCATCTGTTAAAGTTAATTCCTCTTCACAGAAAGCAACAAAACCTTCAACAGCATCTGAATCATAGTAAATTGATGGATTTCTCACTAACTCATCAATGCGATTCATTTCCAATGCGATTTCTTTACAAACTGGTATCTGACCTCGCAACACGGATTCTCGAAACGCTTTATAATAAATTGGAGTTGCCGTGTTTGATAGTGTCATAATATTTACGGCTTAATCTTTTCGAGGATAGACATATAACCATCATCATAGATTGTATGCATATCCGAAGTTTTGGTATCAAATAACCTGGATCCCCAACTATCCATACGCGCTTCAGTTTCTCGTCTTGTTTTAACAACGTCAACTAATTTTTTTGTACCTATTCCAACAGCTACTCGTCCGGCAAGCAATCCGCCTCGAATACCTAAAGAAATTGCATGTTCTGGAGTAAATCCATCATATTGCTTTTTTGTTGGATCGCGTTTACCTTCATCTGTATAACGTTTTAAAGCATTGTTTGAATTTATTTCTTTAATCCCATAGGTTGTTGCTGCCTTAACCACAAGATTTACTGCCCATTTAGGATCTTTAAAATCTGGAGGTTTTCCCTGAGTAGCCATCGAGCCAAGCATATCAAGTGCAATAGTATTTGCCATAGCCCCAAACATCTTTTCTGGAACGGTTTTAGAAGCCCAATTTGCATTTGCAAAATCAGAAGCTGCTCCCATACTATCTTGAGTACTTATATTCTTTGTAATTTTTTTGGCCTTTGCACGTCTAGCATCCGCAGAACCATCATTACGAATACCCCATTTCATACCTCGAATACCATAATGAGTAATTACCCGTTGATCATCTTTAACTATCATGCCGCCTCCTTTCTTTAAATATCATTAATTCGTTTAATTACATTACTATTTAAAACTGCTTGAAGACCAAAATCTTTATGCCAAATAAAAGCTTGGGCTAATCTCGTGCTTCCAACAAATCCGTTGTCCGTATGCCAGGCATCATTTGCAGTTATAGCACCAATTCGTCGAAAACCAATACCATTCACTGTTGTTAACATTTCTGTATGTAAATGTCCCAAATGAAATTCGCGAAATATAGATTTGCCCCATAACTCGGGAGCTTCAATTTGCATTAATCCTTGCAAACGTTTTCCCTCTTGTTCTCCGTGAGAATAGCCAATAAGATTTTTACCAAACAATCTATATTTTCGTGAAGTTGCCGTTAAATCAACTGTAACGCTATCTGTTTTCGAATAACGTTGAGCAAGTCCAACAACAGCCGCATAACTTAACATACGATCATGATTTCCAGGAGTCCATAATATCTCAACCGGTGCAATTTTACGTAGTTTTTCAATACTCCAAACCAACATATCAACACCTTTTCGAAACATTTTCTGCCAACGGGTGTCAGTTGTTAATTGTGTTCCATTTGTTGTTGTTGCCTTTGGTGTATCATAGTGGAACAAATCTTGTCCGATCGGAAATATGATTTGTTCAAACTTACCAAATTTTAAAGCTTTTTCAATTAGATCTTCTATTGTACTAACCCATAAGTATTCCGCAACTTTAAGATCATAATCGGCCCCGCTTTCTTCCCACCATGCTAATTTACCAAAGTGGGCATCCATCATTGGTAATTCAAATAATAAACTATCTGATGTTGGGGCTTTGTATTTGATTGTATCAAGACTAGCTGGTTCAAGCTCTTTAAAAGCTTCAAGGACCTGAGGAAATGTAAGATTTCCGCCAGTTGGTTTAACTCGTAAAGAAACTGAACATTTCCTATTCTGGACAGTGTGTGGTTGCGATGATTTGACAACTATACCATCAATTATTTCTGAATTGTCAAGTTTCATCGTTGTATCCCATGAACCCTTTTCAACTGTATAACTTAAAACTTCCCATAGCATTGGATCTAATCCCATCTTTGCCATAACAGCATGTGGGCTAGATGCTTCTTCATCGGTTAAATAAATATCCTGTTGAATCGTCGTACTTTTATCTTTGTTTACTTTAAATGTAACCCCTTCAGTTGTTTTTTCTTTATGTTCCTCAATATCATGTTGTATCTCTGGTTCTAGTTGTACAATTTTATTAAATTTATTAATGTGTAATTTTATACCAGCTAAATATAGAGCGGCATTATGATAAGAAAGATGCTTTCCATAAATTCTTTCTAATTTATGTTGAGCGTTTCCGGGTCCATTTAAAATATCGTTAATGATTGAATTCACCAAAGAAATCTCCTTTTATGTAGTTGGTTTATGATGTTGTGAAATATATTCGAGATTCCTATTAATAACTGGACCCCATGATAGAATAGAGAAATTTGAAATCATCTTCTTATCATAAGCCAAAAGGCATACTATTTGATCGCTTGGGGTCCAGATTCTAATCCGAATATCTTTTCTATTCTCCTTTAAAATTAACCTATCCATTAAGAAGAATCTCCTTATCAAAGAGACTATTCAGATTTTTGATCACTAAATGAATATCCAATAACCGGAATTCCCTTGGTAAGTTTATAGGCCAATTTACTGCTAAGCAGTTGTAGTAGATAACCTAAAGCTGTTACAATAAAACCAAGAAGTAAATTTACAGCATTCCAATCAACATGAACATTAAATAACAACGTTGCTGAAACTCCAATAAAGGCAAGAAGATTTAAACCCTTAACCCATTTATCGCTTGTTCCATCTTTAACAACATTAAAGCGTTTAAGAAGATTGACAATCACGGAAATTAACCCACCAAGACTGCCAAGTCCTGCTAAAATACCTAAAGCCTCACTAAACATATAACTCTCCTTTAATACTATTACTTTTTATCAACGATTTTAATTGTCATCATTCTTTTCTCAATGCGAGGAGGATCATTCGATGTTTCTACCTGGCATGTCAATATATAAGAATTTCCTAGAATACCACCAGTAACCCAGGCAGTAACCTGACCTAGACTTTGCATAACTAAAATTACACTTAATTCGGCTGGATTTGATGAAACCACATCATAATTAACAATCGTTTCATTCTCTTCTAGCCAGGGATCTTCATCCAGATCATCTGTATAGTTCCAATCAAATGTAAAATCAAGTTGGGTACTACCAGGAAGTTTTGTAAAAATTGGTATATCCATTTACACCTCTTATTCATTAATTATTCGAAGAGTTCGATCTTCAAACATAATTTTTGTTGATCTATCTTCAAATATAATTGGTATTAATCTATCTTCCGCCATAATCTTAATGGTTCTAACAACTGGAGCAATGTCAAAAGGCGTTATAAATCCAGCAATATCAAAAGTAGAATCGATTAAAATATCCGCATAACCTTCATAAATTCCTTGCGTAGTTATAAATCCATTTACAAACAAGTTTGAATCTATACTAATATTAGCCGATCCATAATGTGTTGGATGTATCACATAACCATTAACAAGAACTTCTGAAGTTACAAATATTATACTAGATCCCTCATATGTTGGATGAGTGACTGATCCATTAACTGTTAATTCGGATAAAATCAGAATATCAGAAGCACCATCTTTGAAACTCAATGATTCAACTGATCCGCTAACTGTTAATTCAGAGGAGATTGTAACGGCTGCTGTACCCTCATGCGTTGGATGCGTTACTAAGCCAATAACCGTTAACTCAGAGGAAACTGAAATATCGCTGGCACCTTCATGAGTTGGATGCGTTACTAAGCCAATAACCGTTAACTCAGAGGAAACTGAAATATCAGTGGAAGCATCCTTATACCCAGGAGCTTCAACATAACCACTAACTGTTAAGTCTGATGAAACTGAAATATCGCTGGCACCTTCATGTATTGGATGAGCGACTGATCCACTAACTGTTAATTCTGATGAAGCGGCGATAGCAGCGGCACCTTCATGTGTTGGATGAGCGACTGATCCATTAACTGTTAAGTCGGATAAAGCAGTTATAGCAGCGGCACCTTCATGTGTTGGATGAGCGACTGATCCGCTAAGGCTTAACTCAGAAGACACTAAAATATTACTTGAACCTTCATGAGTTGGATGAGCGACTGATCCGCTAATGGTTAATTCGGATGAGACTAGAATATCTGTGGAACCATCTTTGAAACTCAATGATTCAACTGATCCGCTAACCGTTAACTCTGATGAAACTGAAATATCACTTACACCTTCATGTGTTGGATGAGCGACCGATCCGCTAACTGTTAATTCAGATGTGACCGAAATATCACTCACACCTTCATGTGTTGGATGAGTGACCGATCCGCTAACTGTTAACTCAGAGGAAACCGAAATATCGCCGACACCTTCATGTGTTGGATGAGCAACTGATCCACTAACTGTTAACTCAGAGGAAACTGAAATATTACTTGCACCCTCATGTGTGGTTGTACTACCAACCGATCCGCTAACTGTTAACTCAGAGGAAACCGAAATATCACTTGCACCTTCATGTGTTGGATGAGCAACTGATCCACTAACTGTTAATTCTGATGAAGCGGCGATAGCAGCGGCACCTTCATGTGTTATGGTTGTTGTTTTAATAACTGTTAATGAGGGAGTTACAGTATAAACATTTAAAGGTGCCCCGCCAGAAGTATATACCCTAAATGAAATTGTATTTCCATTAAACACGGTATTACTATCTATTTGAAGACAATATTCATACTCAGTCTCAGTATTCCAAAGTCCAATAAGTCCAACAGATCCATTAGAATCAAACTGACCCGTAACAAATGTCAATGTTCCAAGTTGTTGTGTTGTAGCGGCACCATCAGCGACAAATGACGAGTTTACAAGTTTTACATAATTTGAAGATGTAGTAACTGGAAAATAACTTCCACCACTATAGGAGGCATATAAAACCCTCTCGTTCGAATCATTCTTGTTATTAACTTCTCCAACCACAAATCTTAAACGAAATGTTTCATCAACATTCTTCGAAATTGGCGTATTAGCAGCCGCAATCCAAGTTGCTCCAGTCTCATTACCATTATCATTTCTAAATCTATATGCTTTTTGAACAACTGATGCGGTTGCCATGAATTACCTCCTTAACTCATTAAATCTCTATAGTCAAGAGCATCATTTATAATCTTGCTATATGATTCATCATTAATGGTTCTTCCAGAAAGCAAATATCCTTTATGCATCATCCAATCTAATGCTCCATAAAGATCAACACCAATCCATTGCCCATTATCAAAAATATAATAATCATCGCCAGAAGCTAAAAACGTCCCACCAAATGGAGTGTGTTGAACTATGGCTTGAATTCCGATTGTTTCTTTTGGTTGTGCGTCACTATGAGATCCATCAGCATAATAAAATCTTGGAAATTTCTTATCCATATCCAACTCCTATAAAAGAAAATATAGGGAGCCGAAGCTCCCGTCCTTAACTTAGAGTTAGATCTACTTCACCAGCACTAAATCGGAAAATATCGTTTGTATAAACCGTCCGATTAATCGTGAGAGTTTTAAAGAAGTATAAAGATCCGGCAGTTACTGCACTACGAATAGCCATACCAACAACTGTTCCCCAATCTGCTGTTGCTGTTGGATATGTTTCCGTATTTACATTTTGTGTATGTCCATCAGTAGCACCCGGCGCAGCCCACTCTGCTGAACCAAAACATTGTTGTCTAGCGTATGATCCACCAGAAACCTCAACACCACCAGAATCTCCCGCATCGGGCATTGTTGTATATAAGGCTAAATATGCATTGGTTGGTTGAGTAAATGATGCGCCATTAAGAATGTGGTCCAGCATTTCATTAGCCAGGAAATATGAAACGTTTGTTCCTAATGTTATCACAAGATTTCCAGCACCAATTGAAAGGGTATCAAGAGTATTAACTGTAAGGGGTGCACCAAACGACCCATAGAATAGTAAATTTCCACCACTCACAGCATCAAAAATTCCAACAGCCGCAACATCACCCCAATTGGCAGTTGCAGTAATAAACGAAATTATAGCCGAATTTGCTACCGATCCATTTGCTGGGGTTCCAAAGGCACCCGTTAATTGTTTGCGAACATAGGATCCACCGGAGACCTCGACACCACCACCAGCGTCTGCTGGCGAGGTTGTAAATAAAGCAAGATAAACACTTGCTGGGGCAGGAAAAGATCCTTGACGTAAAATGTAATCAATAAATTTTCCCTCTAAATAATCTGACATAACCGCAGTTGTCATTATTGAACTCCTTTAAAATAATTTATGTTTAAACATTTGGAAAAACTTTATTCCAAAGAGCGATGACTTTTTCTGTTAATTCTTCGTTTGTCATTGGGACTGATGGTATTGAAATGACACTTCCATCAGAAACCCAACGACTCTCTAAATGAGAAAAAGTTCTAAATTCATCTAATGGTCGTCTTGAAACATTAACATCCAAATAATCCGCTGCAAATCCCAACTCTTTTCCGATTCCGGTGTTTGCCCCTATCTGCCACATTTCATAATCTTTTCTTGATGGTGGAAGACTTGGAGTGCGTACTCCTCCAAAAATATCTTTTAGGTGTTGGAGGAGTTGCGGGACATAATAACTTGATACTTCCCATTTCGACCAAGGATATTGGGCATGATGGTACATAAATTGATCAAAGTCGTAATAATAATCAAACCAATCGGAATAATCATATCGATTTGAATAAAATTTAATTCTTTTATCTGGGAAATCTTTTTGGAGTTGTTGCATAAAGCGATATGCAGATAATGCAAAGGCACTTGACTTTTCATTAAATATTTTTTCTCCATCAAGTGTTAACCATTCAAAAGCAAGTCCATCGATAGCTTTCATAAATTTATCATACTGAGCCGTCCAACTTGAATGACTAGAAAGATAATGATAAAAATCTCGAACAATATGTGGATGCTCTTCAAGCTCAGCATAAAAGGTATCTAAAGCTGGATCAATATAAATTGTTCCATCTGAAACTCCCGATGATGCACGAACCATACAATAATCGATTATCTCAAGTGTTTTTGTAAATTCTGCTTGATCAAAATCAGCTGCACCATTATAGCGCGAAACATCAATCCCGGTTGCAAGACCAGAGCCAACAATAATATCAAGTATTGATTTGATAGTACTATCCATTAAATAATCTCCTCATCTTCAGCAGCTTCTGCCGCGGCTTCAGCCGTTAATGTATATGGTTCTTTTTGAAGTTGTAGTCGCCATTCTAATTCTTGAATCTGCTTTTCAAAAGCACCAATCAAGAAAGAATTTTGTGGAGGATCAAACAATAGTCTAGTACGAATATAGACATAGGGTTTAACCGCTTCAAGATCTGTTGCTAAATCAAGAAACTCACTCCACTCGGTATCCGAATCTGTCATCGAAAATGTTTCACTTGGTCCAACACCCAATTGATTAAGTGTTAGAAAAACTGAATTAATATGCATAATCAATTCTTCATCAAAAGCTGTATCAACAGCTTCAATACCAAGTAACTTTTTAATTGAATCTAATATCTTCGTTCCCATAAATCTGTATCTCCTTCTCTTCGTTCTGGCGAGATGGTTAATAAATTAGTTTTGTTTCCAAAGTGAATTGCGTTGTGTGTTCGATGCGAAACAACAATCAAAAATTCTGGATCAATTGCAATATCATTACTGTTTTCAAGATCTTCAATTGTTATTGGATTCATATGATGAATCAAAATTTTTGAAAATATTGGTCGATCTAGAATAGCAAGATCACAAGCTTCGTCGCGAGCGATAACATCTTGACGAACATGGCGCCATTCAACAGATCGATAAAAATCTTGATTAATATATCTATCAAATCCAAAAGTTCCAATTCCTACACTTCCACTTAATTTCAAATATTCAAATCGTTCTTCAAAAGTTTTTAATTTTATAAGTTCTGTGTAGGTTCTAATTTTCATCATCATCCCAATTATCATCACTTGGATTAGTCTGACCAGAATATCTTCGCATTGCTGTAAGAGCTTTTGCATAAAGTTCTTCAACTCTACCATGGGCTTTAATTGCTTCTGTTTTTGCAGAAATTAATTCTTTCTGTTGTTCCAGAATTTCTTTTTCAATTTGTTCTTTTGTCGAGGCCAGTTTTAAAAAATGTGTAATTATTTGTGAACTCGCACTACCATCTCGAAGCTGTTGTTCTGCTAGATCCATGGAAAGTGAAATCATTCTGTTCTCTTGTGCCTCTGGTGTTCGTGCAGGAGGTAACTTCTTTTTAGGTTGTGTTATAGTTTTATTATCGGTGGTCATTGAATGTACCTCCTTTCTATTAGATTATGTAATGTTTTGACTACCTTTTAGTGGTACCCTTTAGGATGCTTATTGTCTGAAAAGGAGAAGAACAGTGATCACCAACACCGTTTTGGAAGAAGACCAAGAAAACAACAATAAGCACCCTAAAGGGCACCCTAAAAATATCCCCCGGAGAAATTTTTAAG